ACGGTATGGCGGCTTCCACGCGCTGGCAAAGCACGCGGCGCATGATGCTGTCGTCGTTGTTGGTGTTGATTACTCCGCCCTGAAGGTCAGAGTAATCGTGCTGCTGGCCAATGTCTACGATCCAGCAGCGCTCCACCAGTTTGACGTTTTCCAAAGTCTTTGGCGACTCACCCCCAACTCCGTGCCACCCGCAATCCTTGACCAGCAGGTTGCGCGCAATATGCCCGGAGCCCGCCACCCACGCCAGACCGCTGCGGGCGCCAGAAATAGCCAGCCCGTCAACGTAGATGCGGTTGCTGTTTTGCGATTGAACAGCATTTGTGTGGCACAGGCCTACCACACCCAGCGGCGCAACGCCAAAAAGCCCCCCATATTCGCCACCACCGAATATGCGCACGTCAGCCTGATTCAGAATATAGATGGCCGAGCCCAAAGAGGCCGAGCGGTCTTTGGCAATGCGCACTTCATGATCGGCCGGCGTGCCGCTGCTGGGCTTGTAGTACAGACGGCGGGCAACCCCATCCCAGTTGTAATTTCCAGGCGGCAGGGCGCCGATGACTTCATCCTGGTGGGTGTCGGGGTTATCGTGAAAGACGCGCCAGAATGTGCCGTCTCCGTCTGCCACGAACTGGATCGTCACGCCATCGATTGCGTTTTGGTAGCTGGTGGCAAGCCTTGTCACATAAGGCGCGGTGGGCACCGCGTAGTAGGCGACATGCCGCTGCAACTGCCCGCCTCCGGCTATGTAGGGCAAAGCCTCTTGAGTGCCTTCGGCGCTGATGATGACGACATCACCCAACCGGAAAGGGCGCTCGACGGCGTGCTGGATCGTGCTGTTGGCAACATTCACGCCACTAATGCCGCCGGTGGCCGTGATGTTCATGATCGTGCGCGAGCTGGTACTTGGCCCGCGCAGGCGTCGGCGGTTTTCATAGATCATGAGCGACGCCGAATCAATGCCACCGATCCAGTATTCCCCGTTCACCCCGCTGGCTGTCCACTCCACAGCAGCGACAACGCGGCTGTTGAAGATTTGCCCTGGGTCTGGCGCGTAGTCTAGCCGGATGTCAAATGGCTGCGCCTCGGTGCCAGATGCACCCACGTTCAGCTGGGCGTTGTCGTGGGTGCCGCATATCCAAAGCGTTTTGTTCGGCCCGAGGCTGGCCCAGTCGATTTCACTAAACCCACCCCAAGCCGTGGCGTAGCTGGTGCCGTTGCGCGTGGCGCTGTGTGTGGTGTCGGGCCGCACGTAGTAGGCTGGGCCGCTGGCGTATACGACGGCCGGCTGAGGCGTGCTGCTCATCGGGGCCAGTTGCGCGGACATCAGGGCTACAAGGTCCAACGGGTCGGCTTGGTCAAGTGGCGCGGCTGAGGCACCACGCACCATGGCCCGCACGTCAATGCGCTGATGACCGGCGCCAAGATGTTGGCGTCTTGGCGGCTCCAGGAATGACACTACCGCACCTGATCCCCATGGCATCGGCCAGTCGGGGGCGTGGAACCATGCGCCGCCGTAGTCAAGATCACGGCGCCACCAAGTCAGCCAGCGCTCACATTGCGCCGCATCGAGTGCAAAGCTGAATTCTGCCGTGGCAGCGTAATCACGCTGGCGAGGTGCGGCCTTTTGAGGCGCCATCTTGGGCTGGCCGACTGTGGCAACGCGATCATTGCCCGTCAAGGTGCAACTTTGAGGGGCCGGCAGGTTTGCCGGGTAGGATAAAACCGTCATGTCGGGGCCTGGCTGGCGGGTTCGCCTTCTAGGCGTAGCTGCGCGGCCACTTGCCATTGCACGCCGACAGAGCCGGCAATCGATGTCAACTCGGGCGGCGCGGCAAACCGCGCATGCCACCATTGAAGCTGGGCACCGGGCGACAGCACGCATGCGGCAAAGGGCAAAGCGCCGGCTTGCAAATCATCCTCGAACCATGCATGGAACGAGGCCAACTGCGCGGCAGTAAGCAACAACGCCGCTTGCAGGCTAGCCGGTGCGCCGATGGCGACGCGCCTTTTCCGTGGCGCGCCCGTGGCCATGGTTACCGTGGCATAAGGGCTGCCGTGTTGCACTTCATGCGGCATGCACAACCATTGTGGTAATCCAGCGGGCATTGTGAGTGCTGGCAAGGCCATGACGAATCAGCCCCTGCGCGGGGCGCCAATGGCGCGATTTAGCCCCCAGGTAGCGCCGCCAGCGGTACCCACCACGCCACCGCGGCGAATGTCGGCCGCCACTTCGCGCAGCACTAGCTTTACCAGCGGGCCCGTTGCGGTTTGCTCCTGGCTGGAGCTTTCCACTTCGGCCTGGCGCCCGTTGTTGATAACCTGCACAGTAACACCACCGCCACCGCCGGCCGCGGGCGATAGCGGAGTTACCTGCCCGCCTTGTTTGCCCATAAGCAACAACTGCCGATTTCCGAGCGTGAGCAACTCTGGCCAGCCCTTTTCGTTGACCGGATAGATTCCGCCCGCGTGCACGCCGCCGCCCAGCGCCCGGCCACCCCTCGTGGACACGGCATCAAGGTTGCCACTGCTGCCGCCGCCGCCAAAGATTTTGATGGCAGTAGTCACAAGCGCTGCCAGGCTGCTGGTCTTTTCGCTGCCGCCGGCCTGCGGGAACAATGCCCGCGCCAAGTCTGCCGCTGCCGCCTCAGCCACCATCCTCATCAGCATGTTTTTCCACAGCGTGATGATGCCCTTAAAGTTTCCATCCAGCGTGGCGGTTAGCGTGTCGCCGAAGGCATCTTGTATGTTTTGGGAAAACCGCTGCGCGTAGCTGTCAAGCTCGGCAAATGCAGGCTCGGCCACGGTTGGCAGCGCATCGATGCTTTCATACAACTGGCCAATGGCCTGGTTGATCTGGCGCCCACGTTCCGGGTCGCTGGTGCGTGCCAGCTCGGTTTGCAACTCGTCTACCAGCCGGCGCGCGTCGGCCAGCCTGGCCGCGGGGGTGTTGCTCAGCGCGGCATTGATACGGGCCATGCTTTCGGCCGCTGCGCGGGCTGCCGGGTCAATTGCCTGTATCTTGGCATTCACATCTGCAATGGCTTGCGCTATTTTGGTCTCGTCACCTGGGAGCTGCATTTTCAATAGCGCTTCCAATTCCTGCCTTAGCGCGGTGATGCGCGCAATGTCGGTTTGCTCCAGCGTGCGTAGCGCAGCCACCTGGGCGCTATTAAGCAAATCACCGACAAATGCCTTATCTGTTGTGCCTGCGCCGCGGCTGGCGCGGCCAGGCCGCACCACAGGGGGTTTTTCTGGCTTATCGGGAAGCTCTGGCACGCTGGGCTTTACCGCACTGAAACCACGCCCGGCGCGTGGATCGTTGCGTGGGTCAGCCTCAGACAGCCGGCGCTCGGCAGTTGCGATGCGGCCAACAAGCCCAACTCGATCAGCCAGTAATTTGTTCTTGAGCTGATCCATGCCAACGCCGGAAGCTAGCCGGGCGTCGAGCAATTGCAGTTCACGCTTTAGGCTGTCAATACGGCTTTTGTCCAGCGCTAGCGGATCGGCGCCGTTGCTCACGCGGTAGCGGTCAGTAATGAAGTCAAGTACCGAGGCGCCCTCGCTGCGCAGCAGGCGAAATCGCTCGATGGCCGTGTTCAACCCTTCGACAACCGGGCCCACCAGCGCGCGCGCAAAGTCGGTTGCACTCTTGGCTAGCGCGGAGAATTCTTTGTTCAGCCGTTCGGCTTGCTCAGCTTGCTCGGTGGTGACGGTGGCGTTCAGCGCGCCGGCCTCGGCCGTGTCCTTGATCAGCGGCGCCAGCTCGCTGTAGGTTCTGCCAAGCTTGTCGCCAACAAATCTAGCCTTGGCGCCGTCGTCGGCAAAGCCGTTCAGGGCCACGGAGAATTGTCTCCACGCTTCTGCCGGGTCTTGCCGCTTCAGTTCTTCCACGCTCAGGCCCACTGCCTCGAACATGGCCGCAGCCTCGCTGCCCGGCTTGGCATCGGCCAGCAGCCTATTCATGCGGATCAGGGCTGTTCCAACCGTGTCAAAGCTGGTTCCGGTGCGCGCCGCAATGTCTTCCAGCGCACTTATATTTTCTATCGATGCACCGGTAGCGTCTTTTAGGTCGTTCAGTGCATCCAGGCCGTTGACAGTGGCGCGGAAGAATTGCGCCAGCCCAGCCACCGATACGGCACCCCCGATAGCGGCCCCGAACTGCGTTGCGACCGACGTAAGCCGCGCATAGCGGGCCTCGATCTGCGCAGCTTGTTTCTCTGCCAGGCGGCCGGCTTTGTCCATGCCGGCTTCCAGATTGGCTAGCTTGGCTATGAAATCAATGCTGAGGGTAGCGAGTGCCATGCGGTGGTGCGTGTTGTTGTGTGCAAGGTGGCGGGCTTAGGCCGCCGTTGCGGTTGGCGCGGGCGGTGTGGCGCCTTCTGGCGGCCGATGCCCCTTGATCACCAACAGCCTGGCAATGAGGCCAGCTGCGTCGGTGATGCCAAGCCACGCCATCGCCAGCGGCAAAGCCTGCCAGTCAATGCCACCCATACCTGTGGCAAGAAAGTTCCAGGCCTTCATCGCCAGTGCGTCGTCTTCAGTCGGTTGTGGTGGTGTCTCGCCGCGGTACTGAATGCCGGCTTGAGCATCCAGTACCGCGGTCAGTTTCCCGCAATTTTCTCTCGGGCCTGTATGTGGGCACTGATAGCCGCGCCAATGGCTTTAGCCACCACTTCCACCGCACTTACGTTGTCGCGCACCCAGGCCCGCCAGAGCCCGGCGTTGAACGTTACGGCATCGTCTGCGCCTACCGCCCCGCCCAGCAGCGTGGCCTCGGTCACGTCGCGCCAGTTGTCCACGTATTCGCATACATGATCAACGGTGACGCCGTGCACAAACTTGCCGAACTCAGCTTCGTCTGGCCGAAGAATGCGAACCTGTGCCCCGTTGGGCAGTTCGACCCAGCTTTGCCTGGCTGTAATCAAAGATGCGATAAGCGCCGCATGATCCATTAGGCCGCGCCCTCAGTGGTAAAGCCCTTGACGGTGACGCTAATGCTTCCGGTGCCAATCTGGCCCTGTTGCACGTCACGGCCGGGTTTGCTCGGCTCACCACGGAACACCAAAACGTCGCCATTGTTCCATGTGACGCGAAAGACCAGCAGCTGGCTGTTACGCGCGGCTCGGCGCACGATCTGCAATGCCTCGCTGGCCAGGCTTTCGGCTAGCAGGCCGATGCTCATGGTCTCAGCGGCCAGAAGGCCGTTGCGTTCTTGCCGGATGTTGTCCAGCAGCGTGGTGGCGTTCAGCTTGTCGGCCTCGCCACCGCCTTCGCTGATACTGGTCGATTTGGCCAGGGTAGACCATGCGGTTACCGGAATGAAAGTGCCGCCGGTAAACGCCGGGTAATCGGTGGTGTCAATGTCTTCGAGCTGAAAGGTGTTGGTATCGGTGGTGCCCAAGCGCACAGCCTGGCCCTCCACGTTGACCATGCCCGTCACGCTAAGGAAATAGCCAACGCTTTTTGCCGTCAAGCCGTGCGCCGTGCTGGTAGCCACACCAGGGTTGGCCTTTGTGATTGCGGTAACCGTCTTGGCAGCGCCTTCGGTCTTGCCGACTTCGACGCGGACACCGCGCCCGATGATGAGATCGCCTTGTGCCATGGTTGTGGCTCCTGTTCAAAATTGCGGCACGGCGGCCACAGGGACAAAAAAAGGCCCGCACGAGGCGGGCCGGTTGGGGTAATGGTTTTGGTCTGGTGCGCCTATGACCACCACTCGACTGTAAGCACGGTGGCATCCAGCCCGGTTTCTTCGTCATAGCCACTGGCGCGGGCCGTGACAGCTGCGGCGCGTGCCGGGTTGGCGGTTGCAATGGCGGCCTCACAGGCATCGGCAACTGCCTCGGCCTGTGCTGCCGTGTTGCCCCAACACTGCAATGTAAAGGTGCATTGATCAGCCAGCAGCACGCCACTCAAACCGATTTCAAGGTCGTGCTGGCAGGTAAAAACCACATACGGAGCGGGCGTGCCAGAACTAATGGCGTTGTGCGCAATAGCCCTGCCCACCAGCGCTGCGGTGCCTGCGTGGCCAGCCAACAGAGCACGAAAATCGGTCTCTGCACTCATGCGCGCTCCCTCATGGCGTTCCGCCTTTGCGGTTGAGTTTTTCGATCTGCGGGCCGATCACGGTCTTGAACTTCTCAAGCGCCGCCATGAGCATGTTGGCGCCCTCCTCCAGAAAGTGCGCCCCAGCATACGCGCCTGTTTGACTGCGCCGCACAAGACCATTGCGCCGGCGCAATCCCTTGATCTTGAATTTTCGTGTGGCTGCTTTGCGGCCAAAGTTGATCCAGCGCCAGTAGTACGGATCATCCGGGCTTTTTGCGCTGATCGGATTGGGCCGCACGTTCACAAATACCCCCACATTGCCGGCGCGCTTGTCACGCTTGCTTGTGCGAACACTGATTGCATCTCTGACGGTGCCAGGCTTGCGCACACCGCGGCGCATCGCCGAGGCACCCGAATAAGTGGACAACTTGAGCACTGGCGTTCTAGCTCGAATGTGATTTCGCACAATGCGCGCACCGGCCGCAAGCGCGTTGCGCAAAGCCTGGCGCCGCAGTTTGGGCACGATGCCGGCCAGCGCGGCCTTCAGATCTGGGATGCCTGAAACCTTGGCGCCGATCATCTTGCATCCCTCACGCCAGACTGGCACATCAACTCCAGCCAAATGCGCCGCGCATCGATGTCGATAGGCTCGCCCTGCACGTCATACGCCGCGCCTCGCCACAGCACGCGCAGGCGTGCAGGCATATCGGTACGGAAGCGAATGGTAAAACGCACCGATACAGAAACCTGCATCTGCGCTGCGGCAAAAAAATCTCGGCCGCGCAGCGGTTCGGCCTTAGCCCATACCTCATCAAAATCTACCCATGCAGCAGACTCTTGGCCGTGCGCGTCTTGCGTAGTAGGCAGTTGTTGCAGGGTGACGCGCTCGCTGAGCGCTCCGACTTGGATGTGGCGTGCCATGGCTCAGCGATACATCCGCAGCGGGTCTAGCAGGCGCGGCAGATAGGGCGACTGCTCCATCACGCCTTCGGCCGACAGCGTGGGGTCGTTGACCATCACCGCCACCATCGCCTTGATGAACTGCTGGGCCGAAGGCGGTACGTCGTCTGGGTCGGCCTCGCCCAGCGTGATATCAATGCGCACGCGCGGCCCGATGGCAACCTGGCCTAGCGTGGGCCAACTGGTGCCCAGCGCTGGCGCAAGAACAACGCCGGCATCCTGCGGTGCCCATTCGTAGAGGTTGGTGGCCAGGGTGACAAAAGCGCTGCCGTTCCAGTACGCCACCGCCACCGCGGTGGGACGGAAGAAAGGCAGCAGTTCGTTGGTGGCAGGCCAGTCGGTCAATTCGGCACGCCAGGTCTGTTCGCAGAATCGCATGCCGGTGATGTGCTCGGCCGCCTCGCGCGCGGTGGCGATGTGACTCAGTAGCACAGCATCCCAATGCGACCCGTCCAGGCGCGCGGCAACCTTGGCGTCATCGACGCGGACGGGCTCTTGCGTGGGCGGGGTGAGGCGGTAGGTCTGCATAACTGACGTCAGGAATACAGCGGTTCGTTGCTGCGCGGGGCCACCCGGCAACCCCAGCGGATGCGACCGGATCGGGCATCGCGGATGGCCAGGCGCAGGCGGCTGTCATCAGAGAATTCGAGCGACCCGAAAACGCACTCGTACCGGCCGGCGGCGCTGCGCAGCCAAAGCTGGCCGATGGTGTCTTTCTGGCCGTTGTCGTTGTTTTGCACGCCAGTCGGGCATGCGCACAACTCAAGGCTGTCAAAGGCTGCGCCGTGGGCTGCCACGGTGCGACGCACGACGTTGGGCGTGTGCCTGTCGCCGCTCATCACGGTAACGCGGATGCCTTCGTTGTGCAACGCACCAAAGACCCGGTTGCGCTCGGTGGTGTACGCGGCCCAGGTGTCTGCGTTGTCGCCACTGCCGTAGCGGCCGGTCGCATCGCCGTTGTATAGCTTCTTTGAAGAAGCTATGACAATGTGCTGAAAGCCTTGCGCCCAGGCCTGCCGCACCGCGGCCATAAACCATGCCTCCTGCACCGGGCCAAGGCAGACTTTGGCGCTGTTGTCTGTGGCAGTGATGGGGCTGCGGTAGGTGATGAGGTCAGGTACGATGATGCGGGCATGCCGACCGCCGGGCGCACCGTTGGGCCCGAAGTCAAGATAATGGTAGATCACAGGGAATGCGCCGGCCGGCATCGCAGCGCCAGCGGCCGCTGGCGCGCTGGGCATGTCGCCGTTG